TCACCAACACCAGCACCGGCTCCAAAAAGAGAGATGAAGTAATATGTCAACATCATTACAAGAGCACTTAACATATAATCAAGCTAATATTGTTACCGAAACCTTAGAAGAAGGCAACGGTGGCAAGAGCTTGTATATGAAAGGTATCTTTATTGAAGGCGATGTACGAAATCAAAATAACAGAATTTATCCAAAAGAAGAAATTCATCTTGCTGTTAAAGCAATCAATGAAAAAATTAAAAACGGATATTCAGTATTAGGCGAAGCTGATCACCCAGATGACCTTAATATCAATCTTGATCGTGTAAGTCACATGATTACAGAGATGGATATTGATGGTAATAACGGTATTGGTAAGCTGAAGATTCTACCTACTCCAATGGGAAACATTTGTAAAACCCTACTGGAAAGTGGAGTTAAATTAGGCGTGTCAAGCAGAGGTAGTGGCAACGTTAACGAAAGTGGTCATGTCAAAGAATTTGAGATCATCACTGTTGATATTGTTGCCAATCCAAGTGCTCCGGATGCTTACCCTGATCCAATCTATGAAAGAATTATGAATCATAGCCGGGGTAATGTATTAATGGATGTTGCTTCTGCTGTTAAGCACGACGACAGAGCACAACGTTATCTTAAGGAAGAGGTAACACAATTTATAAACAACCTGAAGTATAGGAGAGATTAATATGGCTCACTCAATTGATGAACTATTAAGCTCAGGTGCGCTCTCCGAAGAGGTTAGATCTTCAATCAGCGAAGCGTGGGAAACCAAGCAAGCTGAGTTACGTGAAGAAGTTGCAACTGAACTACGTGAAGAATTTGCAGAACGTTATGAAAATGACAAATCGCAAATTGTAGAAGCAATGGATACAATGATTGGCGAAGTTATTTCCAAAGAACTCGAAGAGTTTAAGGAAGACAAAGCTAAAGTAGCAGAAGATCGTGTTTCATATCGCAAGCATATGTCAGAACATGCAAATGTACTGAATGATTTTGTAATGGAAACACTTCGCAAAGAAATTAATGAACTTCGCGAAGACCGTGAGGCACAAGACAAGAGCATGACCCAATTAGAGGGTTTTGTACTTGAACAACTTACAAAAGAGCTCAACGAGTTTCATGAGGACAAACGCTCGCTAGTCGAGACTAAAGTCAAAATGATTAAAGAAGGCAAACAGGTTATCGAGCAAACTAAACGTAAATTTATTGAAACTGCAGCAAGTAAAGTTGAAGGAATTCTTGAAAATACTATCAAGAATGAATTAACTTCTCTTAAAGAAGACATTCAAGTGGCTAAAGAAAACACATTTGGACGTAAGATTTTTGAAACATTTGCAGCAGAGTTTATGAGTAGCTATCTGAACGAAGGTACAGAAGTTGCAAAATTAGGCAAAGAAATGAATACACTAAAGGCGCAGCTCGATGAGCAAAGTAAAGCCGTAGCAGAGAAAGAAGTTCAACTAAAAGAATCAACACGTAAATCACGTATTGCAACTGATAGAGCAGAACGCAAACTCATCATGAACGAAATGATGAACCCGCTTTCAAAGCAACAAAAAGAAATTATGGGAGCGTTACTTGAAAGTACTCAAACAGAGAAACTACAAGAATCGTTTAATAAGTATCTTCCATCAGTATTAAAGGAAGATATCAACCCAAAAACTAAGAAGGTACTTAGTGAATCCTCGAAAGAGATCACTGGTGGAAAATCAACAGTAACAGAAGTTACTAGCGATAGTAACATTGTTAACCTTCGCAAATTAGCCGGTATAAGTTAAGGAGACCGAAAATGGCAGACAACCTAATGGAAAATTGGAGCGCAACTAAAGAAGCTCTAACAGACGGTCTAACTGGAACAAAGAAATCAGTAATGGAGTCAGTACTTGAGAACACAAAGACATATTTGTCAGAAGCAGCAGGCGCTGGTGCAACTCAAGCAGGAAACATTGCTACACTAAACAAAGTGATTCTACCAGTGATTCGTCGTGTAATGCCAACTGTTATTGCTAACGAAATCGTTGGTGTACAGCCTATGACAGGCCCAGTTGGACAAATTCATACTCTACGTGTGAGATATGCAGAAACTTTTGACTC